TATTGAAGGCTATAGCTACCCTTGCTGATAAGGTGAGTCGTTACCACGAACGTTTATTAGCAGTGGAAAGAGAAAATGAGAGATTACAAAAAGAATTATTAGAACATAAAGCACACACATCACATATACATACAATTCAAGGTAAGCCATATAACTCCGATGCGACAGTTATGGTAACGGGTTTAGATTCTGATTTGGAATGTGAAGCTTGTAGTGCTTAAATAAATTGATAATTTATTTAGTAAAAGACAATGAGCTTATTCCTTTTTCAGTTCATAATAGTAAACCTTTTTTTGACAAAACAAAAAAATTAATATCTGAGGGGCAACCTGTAGTCATAGATCACAAACAAAATGCTTTAAATACATATTGGGAATATGAATTTTCTGAAAACCCAAAAAAGTATGTAAGTGATATTACACAAGATAGATTTGTAGATTTAAAAGAAAGAAGTGTAAATAAATTAATTGATTCTAAAAATTTTGTGTATTCACAAGGTTCTTTTGATAGAATTATAAAATGGAGAAATATACCTTTATATAAAAATTGTTTTGATTATTCTATTTATCCTACTCTTTTAACAGAGGTTAAACCTAAAACAATTTTTGAATTAGGAACAGGGCTTGGGGCTAGTTGTATTTGGTATCAAGATATTTTAAAAGCGCATAATTTAAATTGTAAAATAATTACATTTGATAAGTCTGAACCCATTAAAAAATTTAAAGGAATTGAATATTATAAATTTAATTTAGAAAATATAGAAAATTTTAAAATAAAAGAATGTCCTCGTCCTTGGTTAATAATAGAAGACTGCCATATTAATTTAAAAGGCATACTTAATTTTTTTGATAAACAAATGATACAAGGTGATTATTTAATTGTAGAGGATAATGATGAAACTAAACAAGAAATAATACAAAATTTTATGAAAAATAAAACATATCAGGTTGATACAAGATACACAGATTTCTTTGGATACAACAACTGTTCTTTTGTAAACGGAGTTTTTAAAAAAAGTTAATTACTCGGGAGTTTCCCCTAACATATCTGCTAAAGAAGGAGCAAATACTTTTACATCTCTTCTTATTTTTTCAGCAGTTGTAGAAGTTCCTGGGTCATCAACATCAGCTTGAGCTGCAGCTTCAGTAGCATACTCAGCACCTGTGTCTACATGTGTTAATGTTGTTTCAGTCTTTACTTTATAGTGAGGAATTTGTCTTCCATCTGAAGTTGTGATGTGTCCTAGTAATTCAGCAGGTTCAACTATCGGCATCGTCTTTTCTCCAATTTATATTAAAACTAATAATAACTCTATCATCATTAGAACTATTTGTTTGTACTTCATGTTGTAACCATGATGGGAAAAAAATCAAGGAATTTTCGACAGGCTCCCATTGTACGCTGTGAGCGAGGTGTATAGAGGCTTTATCTGTTTTAGGGGGTGATAGTACCTCTGACTGTGGTTTAGGTTCTAGAAACACAATATTTCCACACTTTTTAGGAGCTTTAAGATAAAAGACACCTGATAAATAGTTGTATGGATGTGTATGCACATTGTTTCGTGATCCTGGTGGGTTTATCATACCCCACATACCAGTCATCTCAGGATTGTAATCATCTTGTACGTCCATGTGATTAAAACAGTCTTTGGCATATTTAAGAATGTCACCAACCAACGGATTAAATTTCTTAATACTATATATTTCATCATGACTATGCCAACCACCGACATTGGACCGTGGCATACCCATCTCATCTTTTTCACGTAGCTGATAGATGCTATCTATAAGATGTTCGTGGCCTTTTAATTGTAGTGAAAATACGGGAGTGATAAATAAAGAGTGGAGATTGATCAGAGTTGTCCTTTCGTGATCTCCAGAAAACTTGCTATAATGTGCACCTGATTGGCAGCATTGGCTTGAACTTTAAGAATATCACTTTCTTGTAGAACTAGTGGCTGTTCCAATAATTCTGTTGTTGTATTTGTAGCAACACTCTTTGCTTTGAATATTTCAAAGGTTGCAGCACCTCTGACAACTTCAACATCAACTAAAGTTGTTGAACCAGAGTCATTACAAACTAAAAGAGATTTTACTACATCCGTAGTAGGCGAAACAGGTGGCGTAGCACCAGGGTTAGCCGTAGGAACTGTTATAATAGTTGTTAAATTTGTTGTGGTAATATCTACCATTGCGCTTTTAAAAGTATTAGCCAAGGAAAAAAGCCTCCGACTGCGTTTCTTCTTTTAAATCTTGTTGGTAGTTTGTGTTAAGTAAAAGAATAATTTGATCTAGTAATGCAACCATTTGATCAAACTGATTAGCGCTATATTCTTCTGTTGCATTTGGTAATCGTGTAATTGTTAGTTTAGCCATTATCTTCTTCCATCTGGTCTAAGTTGTAACTTAGTAGATCCAAGTCTCCAAGCCGTGTCATTAACTGTGTTAGTTTCATATTTAATTTTAACTGCTCTACCTCTACCTCTTACATCAATTTTCTCCGTGGTGCTAGTAATACTGCCTGTTGTAGTTACATTAGCTGCAGATTGTGGATACTGTTCAAGCGTTAAAGTAGCTGTCATTGTATTAGCAAGATTATCAAAGTCAGGAACTAATCTACTAACTGACATAAGCTCATCGCCATCAGCAATTTCAACAGATCCAGTTGTTAAGAAAGCAGGTAAGGCTGTGCCATCTGCTTGGTTATTACCTGACTCATGTTCATAAATGTAAGACGCTCCTGCAGTCAAACCTAGTATAGTTGATACATTTGCTGTTAAACTTGCACTATATTCTGTAGCAATTGGCTGTTCAAATACATAAGCACCAAGCCATGTTGTTCTTCCAATATTAACGGTATACCAAGTGTTTTCTAAATAATTGTAAGCAACACCTCTATCTATTGCTGTAGCACTTGCTGAAGGATAGTACCAAATAATTTCATTAAAAGCTGTGTTTATACCACAGGCAATATCATTTCTATTTGTGTAACTAAGATCATCAAATACATAATCTTGTACAGAACATGGCATTTTTTTGACAACACCATCATACATGTAAAAAGAATTATCAGACATCCAATATGCTCTGCCATTTACTTCAATAGCAGCATGCTGTGCTATTAATCCACAGTTAGCACCAAGTTGTCTAAGACCAAAAGTAAAAGGTGTACCAACAAACTGAACACCATGAAGTGATGTATCTGTCCAAACAAGTATTTGACCTGACGATTTAACAGCGCCTACTATTCTAGAACCATCGGATATACGTAGTGAACCAGCTTCGTTTGTTGCTACTGGCGTATAATCTGTAGCATCCTCTCGATCAGAAAATCTAAATAATAAATCATCTTGTGTTGCTGGTGTGCCAATAGTGGTTTCTGTACCAAAAATCATTAAGTGTCTTGTATCAGTAGAGACCAAACTAAATCTAGATGCAGTAGGAGCATTAGATAAAGCAGTTGCTCTTGCGTCTATTGCACCAGAAAGATCTTTTATATAAGTGCTAGCATTTAACACTGTAGCAATTAAATCTTCGCCAAAATTATCTAATGACCAACTACGAGCAAATACAGTAACACTTGAAGATGTGCTTGGTTCATTCCATGCACCAGTACTCCAAGTATCCGTGCCCCATCCATATCCAAAAGTTGAAGCAGTCTCTCCAATATTAATTTGATAATTAGCATTACCTGATCCGCCACCACCAGAAGTAGATCCAGAAGCTGCGCTGGTATGTGTAACTTTGTATGTGTTAGCGTCAACGTACGTTGTAACTTCAAACTCATTGTTCATGTTCAAACCATCTATTGCAGAGAAAGAATCAAAAGTTACAAAGTCTCCTTCA